TCATTACAAACTTCGTTCCTGAGTGTGCATACAGTAAGGTAGCATCTGCACCATCGATTGTTATTCCAGCGCCGTCTGCTGCGGCACTGTTTGCCGCACCGTCTGCTAGTACGATATTAATATCTTCAACTTTCATTTCAGCAGTATTAAGGGTAGTCGTCGTGCCGTTAACTGTTAAGTTGCCTGTTACTATTAATGCTTGACTAACTGTAACCGCGCCTGCGGCTGCAATAGTAATAGAATCAGCATCACTTGCAGTACCAATAGTACCACCGTTTGGAATAACCAAGTTACCACCAAATGTTGTGCTTGCAGCTACTGTCGTTACCTCAGCAACACCATCGACTGTTGTTACAACCTGTCCAGTTCCACTGTCTGTAACTGTAACATTACTGTTACCTGCGGAAATAACCGGGGTAACTGCGGTAACTTCAGAGTCTACATATGCTTTAGTGGCCACGTCTTGGGCCGATGTAGGATCACCTGCACCTGTTATCTTACTTGTTCCCATTGCAATGGCGCCTGACATAGTGCCGCCTGCGAGTTGAAGAGATGAACCAACAAGTGCAACTGTGCCAGCGACAGCTGGAAGTGTAATAGTAACGTCAGCAGTTGATGCTGGTCCAATTAGTGTAGCTTTGTTTGTTCCGTTGTCGCTATCTTCAAAAAATTGTAAGAACCCTGCACTTGTTGCCCCGTTCTTAAGTTGTACCCCTGCATTTGCAATTGGGGTTGTTAACACTGGTGTTGTAAGTGTTTTGTTTGTTAATGTTTGGGTTGCGGCCTTCTGCACCATCTCAAATCCGCCGGCAGTACTACCGTCATGGAGACGTAGTGTATCTAACGTTGTATCAACGGATATCTCACTAAGCGTTCCTGTGAACGAGTTGTTCTGACTCGTCGTGCCTCTTCTAAATTGTAATACTGTTGGCATTTAATTAATCTCCTATATACCTTGTATACCTATACACTATTTATGCTCTACCATTCGGCACTCTTTATGCACCTGCATGTGATTCGCCTGAACCGTAATCTGTTGTCTTGTCTGAGAATTTAGGATCCATTAGATCATACACAGCCGAACTGGCACCTGTTTGAACCCCAAATGCATCAAGACCGCTTGCTGTTAACCCAGTCTCAGCACTGCCTGTTTGTGCTTGTATTTTTGCTAAATCAAAGTTTCCTTCTGATCCTGGAGTAGTAGTAAATGAACTAAGTACAAATCCAAGACTACTACCTGCAATACCCAAGTTCTCAGGTGAAATCCTCTTAAGAACACCGCCATCATCAATTAAGACAAAGTCTGCGTCACCGCCAGCGGTAGTTGATGCTCCTACATCTGCGTTACCAGTACCAAGCAAAGTACCTGCTGCTGCTGGCAATGTTACAGTAACGTCAGCAGTTGAAGCAGGTCCAATTAGTGTAACACCGTTTGTTCCATTATCTGAGTCCTCAAAAAACTTCAAGAAACCAGCACTTGTGGATCCATTTTTAAGGAGTATACCATTGTTTGCAGTTGGTGTAGTAAGCGCAGGAGTTGTAAGTGTTTTATTAGTAAGTACGTCTGTAGTTGTACGAGCAACCAATGTGTCAGTTGTTGCTGGTAAAGTAATAGTAACATCTGCTGTACTAGCAGGACCTATCAACGTAGCCTTGTTAGTTCCATTGTCGCTGTCTTCAAAAAACTCAATAAATCCTGCACTTGTTGCGCCGTTCTTAAGTTGTATACCTGCATTTGCGATTGGGGTTGTAAGCACAGGAGTAGTTAGAGTCTTATTAGTGAGGGTCTCAGACCCTGTTAAAGAAACAAAACTTTCACTTTGCAGTGCTGAATTAAACTCTGCTAAAGACCCGGTTAAACTATTTCCTGTTCCACCAAGATCAAACGTCTTGTTTGTAAATGTATCTGTTGTCGCTTTACCAACTAGTGTATCCGCTGCGGCCGGAAGTAAAACTGTTACATCTGCTGTACTTGCAGGACCTTGTAACGTTACTCCGTTTGTTCCGTTATTTGTTCCCTCTAAAAACTTAATTGTACCAGCGGCACTAGTACTTGCGGCGCCAATAATTAACCCATGTCCAGTTGCAGTAGTTGTACTTGCGGCGATAGTTGTAATTCTGTCTGTGCCATCAACCTCGATGGTTACGTTGCCAGTGCCTGAATCTACTACTGCAACATTACTGTTTCCAGCTTGAATTGATGTTGTACTAATTGCAGAGGCTACTGAATCTACATATGCTTTAGTAGCCGCCTCTTGAGAACTGGTTGGATCAGTAACATTAACAATTTTATTACTGTTCATATCGATATTGCTATCGACTTCAACTACACCTGTTCCACTAGTAATTAATACTAAGTTGTCATTGGTGCGTGTAGTAGTAATATTATTAGCAGTAATATTAATACCGGTCGTAGTAACATCACCAGTAAGATTACCAGTAATTGCTCCTGAAACAGTCATAGCACTTAATACTTGAACTACCCCAGTGCCACTTGGATTTAGTTCTAAATTTTCGTTAGATCTTGTTGTTAAAATTTCATTGCCATTAATATTAATTCCGGCAGTAGCAACACTAGTAAATGTTGGAGTTTCACTAACCGCAATATTGATGTCATTGGTGTTTTCTGTTAATGTAACAGCATTGCCTTCGGTTAAGGTTCTTAATCTTAGATCGAGACTAACAGCATTTGAGAAGACTTTTTTTCCACTACCTAAGTTTGTTATTGTGTTAATGTTACCACTGGCTGCACCAGGGTTTGCCGCCGCAATGAACTTGGATACAGATGCATCAAAGGTTAATACAAAACTGTTTGATGTTGTTCCTAGTGTAACATCGCTGAGCTCATTAATGCTAGTTGCTTTAATTTTAGTTAAAACACGGGCATCTGTATAATATAAATTTGTTTGTTCTGGAACGTCTGCTGTACTAACTTGATTGGTACCTGTACCAAAATCAATAAGTGTGTCGTCAATACCATCTGCTTTAATAGTTACTGCGCCACTGCTAACTCCAAAATGGTTTGAACTAAAACTAGCAATACCTTTATTGCTTGCTGTAGCGTTTTCTGCACTAATAGTTAAAGTATCTCCGCTTTGTGCGGTATCAATTCCTTCACCGCCTGTAAATGTTAATGTATCTCCTAGATCAATTGCCGTCTGCCCACTGTCGCCTTTAGATATAATAGTACTCTTAGCTAAACTACTATTGGGAATACTTGCTAGTGCAGTAACACCTGTAGAGCTATTATAAGTAACACCTGTTGCTGTAGTTGCGCTAAGTTGATCTCGGATTTCAAGGTCAGTTAATGTAATAAGGCCTGTACTACTGTTATATTCTAAGTTGCCTCCTGTTACACTAAGTGCAGCTCTTGCTCTAGCATCTGTATAGTATAAATTTGCAGAATTTTCTGTAATATTTACTGTAGTAAGTGTAGTTGCATTGCTAGTAGCCGCTACGCCGTTGATGGTTTTAACGTAGTTTGCCTCTATCGCAGTAGTTCTACTGTTTAGGTCAGTAAAGTTCCCGTCCAATTCTGCGTGGGTTAGGGGAACACTTAGGTTGCTTCTTAATACGATTGCCATTATTTTTCCATCTTATTAACTATATTTATTCATTCTATAATTCTAAATCTGCAACATAAAACTCTGCTACATATCCATCTATCAAATACTTTGGATTCTCTAATTCCTGCAGGTAGTTAGGAACAAACGTTTCAGAAGCTTTAAGGAACTTAGCATTTGAACTCAACGAGCTTTGTAATCCAGATCCGTTTGCGGCAGTTGATGCGCCAACTGTATACCATGTCTGTGTATGTGTATTTGATTGTGGCAACTTCTGTGCATTAGTGGTATCGTATACCTCTGTTCCAGCCCTATGGATACCAGCAAATCGTGTTCCATTTGTAGCACGTCTAACCTGAGTAATATAGTTTTCTTCGTAACTAATCTGCCAGTATGTAATTCTTTCATTACCAACATATACTACACCTGGAATTTTAGAATCAGTACTTGGCTGAGGAAGTTTACTAGCATCTTTAAGATATATCTTAGTATCTGTTGGAAGAACATCTGTTGTTAATTTAGTAGCACCATCTGTTGATATCCTAAAGTACTCGTAGTTGCCTAACATATTGTTAACCATTCTGTAGCCAATAGTAGGCTCAATAGTTTTTTCACTGAAGTGTGTTACAATAATTTCACTTGCGGCGCCTACTGTTTGGTTTAGTAAGTCAATCTTCCCAGTATTACTAACGGCGTACTCGCCAGCATGTAGTCTTACTCCATCTAAAGTAATCCACAAGTTATCAGTATCTGTTGGAACACGATCCATTCCATATTTACTTACCGCATTGCCGCCTATTGCTAGTCTGTCAAAAGAGGCACTATCGAATGCTACTTGATCAAACTGATCAATGCTTTGTGTAACTTCTGAACCTTTTCCAATGTATACTTTAGTTTGTATACGGAGAGGATCATAGTTATTAAAGCTAGTAACACGAAGTTTATCATTAGCACTAAAACTTACACTACTATCTAGTCTAATTGTGTTTGCAGTACTATCAATAAAGTATTCGTTAGCATTGCGAACTGACACTACTAGTGTATCATTTGAAAAACTATGAGGATCTAATAAGTTGACTCTGTAAAACAGAGTACTGTCAGTATCTTCTTGACTAGTTATAGTATAGTCCTGGGTATTAAGCAAATTAAATGTAGTATTTGTTGCCGCATCAATCCTTGAAACTGCAATATCTCCTGTAGATACGTTTGTTACAGTCTCTCCAGCAGTTACTGGTGTTCTAAATGCTGTAGTTGACCCATCTAGTATATAATGTGCTGCATTAGCAGGTCGCAATCTATGACCGTTTAGTTCAACAATTACATTGCCAGTTATTGCGTTGCTAAACCCTGGATCAAATGAGTCTGTTAAACTATAAACTAAAGAACTGCCATCTAGCGTAATCTCTTGTGATTCTCCAAATGTAAACGCTGATTTGTCTGTATCCCTACTACTAATAATAACATGTATTAGTGATCCGTCACTACTAACATCGGAAGTTGTAAGTATAGATCTACCAATTGATCCTTCAGTAATAGTGTGTTCAATATTTACACCATCTCTAAGTACCAAACTTTGTTTAAATCTGTCAAAGTTAAGACCCAAAGTAAATGCAAGAGTGCTACCATCTCCGATAAATGATTTTTCGTAAACAATTTTTTCACCAGTGACTCCATAACCATAAATGTAGATATTGGTGTTAGCTGTTGGAACTGTATTAAGCGTTATTGTCCTATGTTCGAAATCAGCAGTAAAGTTATATGATCTAGTCGCGCCAACGTATACTATCAAGAAGTCAACTTGTTCCCGCTGAGATGTTCCAGCATATGAGAATTGTTTTTCTATGCCGTCAGCAGTATAAGATCTAGAAACTGTAGTAAAGCTATTTCCGTCACCAGCAAAATCATCACTTGGATCAGTGTATACTTCCATGTCTAAATTATCAAATACAATACCAGGAACTACTTCTTCAGGAGCATGACTTGCATATATGTCAACAAAGCCGCCGCCATCTATATTAATATCTTCTGGCCGTGTACCAAGTGCAGCATCTGTAAACACGCTAGAGATAGTAGTGTCAAGTGCATTGGAACCGCCTAACACTGTTAGTCCGTTTATATCAATTTCAAAGTCATCAAACCCTACATTATCAAAACTTGCATCGTCAAATCCTGGCTCTCTGTCAAATCCTATTCCAGATACTTTATTGCTTTCGTATCCTGTGCCTGATTGGAGTAAAGATAAATCGTCGCCAACCATGCCTTCTGTTGGAGCATAGTATGCCGCAATTCTGTCTGCTGAGCTTGCTAGACTAGCGTCAGCATATACCACAAGAGCAACTGCGCCTGTAGTATCTTCAACAGTGAATGTTGTGCCACTAGTAAATCCGCCTGTCACATCAACTTGATATACGTCTTGCTTTTTAGTATTTGCATTATAGTAAGAGATCAGATCTAAGTGAGAATACGTTGTAGATGCAGCCCAGTCTTTAACGGTTGAGCTATATGAAATTCTATCAAATTTAATGGTTGTGTCAAACTCTCTAATTTGATCGTTTTTAATCCTTGGTAACAATACTAATCCAGTGCCATTGCTGTCAACTGAACTGGTAATAGTCGGAGTTTTAGTGTATCCACTGCCTTTATTAGTAACAGTAACACGAATAATAGTAGAACCATTGGTAACCGCTGTTACAACTGCTTGAGTTCCTGTTGTTAGATCAGGGGCACTAACTGTAATAACTGGATTATCAGTGTATCCTGTTCCTCCGTTGTGTAACACAACACTATCTAAGTAGTAACTATAGTTGTCTGACCATGGGGAATCAACTGTGCCACTGATACTTCTAGAAACATCGTCTCCCTGGTAGTCACCGCTGTATTTCCTAAAATGTCCATTAGTACTGTCATAAAATGCATGTAAGTCAAAATCAGTTACATCGCCTTGGAACTTATCATCACCATCATACTTTGCAACCGTCTCACGTATAGTGGTATGGTAAGGTTTTACTTCATTAATATACTCTTCAATAAATGTTGAATTATCAAGTTGGTAGGTTGGATACTGGTTTAAATTTCTAACTTTATGTAACACTTTTAAGAAACTAGTTTTTACAATCCAGTCTGTGCTGCTTTCATGCAACTCTTGCATTGCAAACTCGGTCATTCTAAAGAATAGATCGTTACGCTTAATTGCTAGTTCATTTTTAAAGATGTCAGTAAAGATTGCTGTTGCAATATTTCTAACTTCCTGGTGTGGAACTCTGTCAAACTTTTCAAAGTCATAAACACCGCTGTCAAATCCAATATAACTACCATTTGCTGCATTGGCAAAGTCATACAATGTACTCTTTAGTTCAACAGTTCCTTTCTCAATAATAACTTCTTGCCAAGTGCCGGTATCCCCTAGTTTAAAGAAGCTAAAGTTACCGTCATCATTACTACGCACCTTGGCAGTCTCTCCTGACACCGCAGCAATAAGCGTCAATAAGTCTGTCTCAGTTGCTACTGTGTAAGTTGGGATAGTAGTGCTATCAAAATCAGTAGCATACCAAGTTATATAATCCCAAAACTTGGCGGTATTGTAAGCCTGTACACGAAGTAGGAACCAATATCTAATACTAGTGCTGGTTTCTCTAAGTTCGTAAATAGTCCAGTCGTCAGCAACTGTGCTATCAGATTCAACTAAAACTTTATATCCAATATTAAAAGTTGCTAGGTTTAAATAATCCCTTGTAGTTATGTCTGCTACCTTTTTATCCCACGCACCGCTAGCTTTTGTTGGTATAGGGTCGCTTAGGAATAGTGTATCTAAGGTATACTGTCTTGCAATAGGGGTTGTTTTGAAAACTTTATTACAGTAATCAATAAATGTCTTTAGTGCTTGTTGTCTGTCTGTAAACAACGACTGGCGTGGACGGATACTGATGCCATACTTATCGCCCACACTTAGGATTGGATCTGGAACAACAGCGCCAGTTGCGTCTGAACCAGCTAAACTGTCAATAATCTTGCTTTGTATTCTAGCAGGAATTACTTGGCCAGGATCACCTTCACTGACTAAGTCAAACTCTGAATGCACTATTCCTTCGTTTTTAACAACGTCATAGTTAATACTAAGTACAGTATTTTTATCTGAAAAACTATTTGTTAGGTTATTAAGGACAACAGTATTTGGTGCTACAACACTCAGGTACTTACTTCCTGTTGAAATAGGATTTTCAATAAGCTGTCGAACTCCCTCAGTACTAAGTTGTCTACGCTCATCGCTCGGGAACGTGTTAATATCAGTTACCCAGTAATAATACCGTATTGTAGTTGAGTTTGTAATACTATTATAATACGGAGCAGTACAATAGTTACTATCGTCTTGAAACTTAGGTGTTCCTAATAATCCACTACTAACGTGTTCACTTGGCAATACATCAGATTCTACCCATTCGTAAATGTTAATACTAGATCCTGGGAAGAACTGGTTCCAATGTTGGACGCGATAATCAATGTCGCCTTGTTCGTATTCAATAACTCTACAAGTAGATAAGTCCCACCAAACTCTGCCAAGTTTCTCATTGTTCCATCCGCCTGTTTCAGAGAACGTAACACTATTTCGAGTTGTGCTAATATTGTATGTCGCTGGGTCAATTGGTAGAATATAATCAAGTTCTTGCTGAGCAAGGCCAGGCAGTTTATTTTTAAATATATCAACTGTGTCGACAAAATCAATGATCTGGTTATTAGTTTTGTCGTATGTCACAATACGGTTAATAACGTCAGGATCTACTTTAGGAGTCTGCACCCGGGTCTTTTCCCATGTACTTGTATCTGTAGCGTTTTGGAAGTAGTAAAAACTACCTGCGTTTGTTAGCCACTCGTTGTCTGCAGGACTACCAACAAATAACTTTTCGCGATTAATTGCTAAACTTCCTCCAAACTGATCTAGTTCATTAATCTTTGTGTTTTGCATCTGTTGTCCAAATGCAAACTTAGGTGGATTAGATATGCTTTGTACTAGCCCAGGAGTTACACTGCTATCCAACAAATCGTATATGTAAGCAGCCCCACTTTGTGACACTTTATCAATATATTTGGTACTATCAGCATCAAATGTAGTTGTAAACTCGTCATGTGTTGCACTATTTGTATCTGTGTCGCGGTCTAGTCCCATACGTAGTTGTGTACTAGCACGGTCACTACTAATTACTAATCTTTGCTCGTTAACAGAATCAAGTGGAATATATTTGTCAAATTCAAGCACTCTACCAAAGTTTTCGTTCTCTGCAAGCAGTGGATGGTTTAGTTTTTGTGTAAACTTAAATGGCTCTACTTCTGCTCGTGCCCGGAACGTATCTCCAGTGCCAGGACGTACTTTAAGTTTTTTGTTAGCAACTCCAGCACTGCCAGTAATTAACAAATTAGTTGTGCCAATTGTTTCGGCAACTATAGTAGTAAGATTTAAATTATTAATGTCATCTACTAATCCAGTTGAATCAGCACTAGTGTTTAAAGTAATTCTTACTTCAAAATCATCAATAAACACAGAGTCGTTTTGCACGGCAAACGTACCAACGTTTAAGTTCTGTGTGGTAACACTACCAAAACGTAGCCCTTCGTCAATAAAGATACTTGTCGAGCCTGTATTAGGATTAAGTTCATCTTCGCCTGGTCCGCCAACAGCAACAATAGCACCGTATGCATCAATACTTACATCAAAACCAAAGTTTTCGCTGTCTGTTGGTTCGTTGCTAGTACTAAGTTGATTTAGTAGTTGTATCTCAGCAAAGACGCCAGTGTATACTTTAACTATACTACCGCTTGCTGGAATATATCTAAATGTTATTGTTTTATTACTAACCGAGTAGCGGTTTGTACTACTGTCAGTATCAAGTCCGCCAACATCGCCGCCATCAGTAAGCGTTTGTAATACCCCGTCAACTTCAACATAAAACTGTTCAGGTAGTGTATTTGTTGTGGTGAACGCAAACACTGTTCCATTGGCAGTAAACTTTTCTGCAATGTGGTGGAACAAATAAGCCTCACCTGCATCAGTAATACTTGCTGAACTTGAGTTTGTTACTTCTGCATACGGTGCGCCAACAACCAGCGTATCGCCAGCAGTATCACAATCAATGCTAAATCCAAACTGATCACCTGTTGCTGAACTACTGCCAGTAATAGTATCTACTAACACGTAATGAGTGCCTTCTCTTACAACAACTTTTAGTCCATTGGCAGGAGCAGTAGTAAATGTTAGCACTGCACCATTAATATTGTAATCTTTGTATGGCACATATTCTTTAGAATTTTCATCAAGAATATGAAGACTGTATACACTACTTGGTGTCCACGTTAGTGTAAAGGCTGTTGTTGAACTGGCAGTTCCAGTTACAGTTTGTACCTCTTCATCAACTGTAGCAATAACTTTCTGTGCATAGCAATAAACAGTATTTTCGCCAGGTGCTGAGACAAACAAGTATCTGTCATCCTTGCTCATAGCTAAATTAAATCCAAACTTAGGTGAATTATTACTGTGTGGCCCAATACCTAAACATTGTTTTGAATCGTAAATTCCATTAGATGCTCTTTGATATACTATCACAAGTCCGTCGCTACTAACGCTATTTGGAGCACCAAAAGCTGCCCACGTCTTACCTGCTACACTGGCTGTGCCAAATCCAGATATATCATTTCCAATCGTAGCTGGCGCTAATGTAGACCCAGGATTGTAAATGCCTACATCATCGCTAAGGTATGGATGAACAACCCCATTATTTTGGTTTGGAGCACCAGAGAAAACATTTAGTGAGTCGTCTGATATTGCTAGACTAGATCCGTTATTAGCACTGCCGGAACTATCAATGTTAAAAATTAACTTGTTAAAATCCCACGGCTCTTGCTTTTTAAATGCTGCCCAAAGTTGATTTTCATCATAGTCAATCCATACAACTTCGTCCTCGTCCCATCCAAAAAGTGGAGTGGTATCTGCAATGCTTGCTATGGTTTGAAAACGTGAACTTACTAGTTTAAAGATTGGTAATCTTAGGTTAGTAATGTCATCAATTTCAACATCATTACCAATGCTAACATTAAACGTGCGCGGCGAGTCAATGCTACTAACAGTTTTAAAACCCTTAACAACTTCATTGTTTGTCTTAATTAGGACAATATCGTTTTTAACAAGGCCGTGATTTGCTGTAGCAGTTAACGTAATAAATCCGTTGGCGCCCTGTGCCACCTCACTGATCTCTACCCCTACTTCTGTAACCCTGTATACGTTCCAATCAAAGTCGTTTTTAGCTGTCCAAATAGTTGTGCCGCGTCCAATCTTATCAATGTCAATGTTAAGTTCTGCAATGTTGTTTAGATCAAACAGTGTATAACTTACGTCATCTAGTCTTGGATGTCCAGCACCAACAATATCAGTTTTCTTAACATTTGCATCTCTAGTAAAGAAAATATTTTTGCTAAAATTATTAGGTAACTTGTAAATATCCTTCTTTTTAAACGTGTAGTAGTCTGAGTCTGCTGTGTCGCCGCTATCTAATAGTTGAACCACTGTTTGGTTTTCTTGGACACGGGCTTCGTCAATAACAAGGTCAATAACTTGATTACTGTCAATACTACCGTATTCGCCAACCCGGAATCCCCACTCTTCATAGAAGGTAATTTCTTGATCTAGACTTTTGGTGCCGGAGACCGTGTTAGTTAAATTAGCACCAATTAACTTATCAATAACGTTGGGCGTTCCTTTAGTTTTAATCATTCCCTGATAAAACTTAACTTGGCTAACATCATCTAACCCAAGTTGGTCTAAATAATCTCTTTTTCTAAATCCAATCTGTCCTTTAGCGGCTTGGTCAAGAGTATTTTCTAAGTTAGTTTCATTAAAGTCATAAAACTTATTAAATCTATCAACTTTTTGTGTTATGTTAGGCAACATTCCAGTTTTCATATTATCTACTGGGCGCCAGTTATTAAAATCAAACTTAGACTGACCTTCGTGGTTATCTGTAGCAACAAAGAGTTTTTTATTGTGAGTTACTATGTCTGCTTTTTTGTAATCTGTGTTCTGTGTCCAAACATTAAACTCATTCTTGTTAATAATAAATCCTGGAGCATGCAACGTACCGTTCCAACTTCCTGATTTATATCCAACGAACTTTACTCGTGCCTGTCTATTTCCTAGTTCAGGCTGGTAAATGATGTCATTAAATATAGTTGTATTGTCCAATACAATATAATGCTCGTATTGAATTGGATCAACTTGAGCAGCATACAAATAGTCTTTGCTGTCATCAACAGTAATAGTAGTTCTATTATCAATTCTTTCTACGTTATACTGTGTAGGACGGATTGCTTTGCTATCAGTATTTTTAAGTGATCCAGTTTTACTTAAATCATCTAGAGTTGTTAGCTCTCGGTCAATTACTAAAGTTTTGTATGCAGGACTTGCGCCGAATACTGAGTTATTTCCCCAGCCTTGTTGTGTCCAGAATAAGAATTCAGAAACTGTATTTTCAAAATCAACAGTTTTGCCGTCACTGTTAACAGTGTCAAAGGTAAAGCCTTTTACTTTTAAGTACCTTGCATACGCAATTAGGAAATCGCAAACTTGTTGAACACTTGCAATTACAGTACCGTAAGGAACACTAGTAATATAGTTCAGGCTATCACTGTAGATTACTGCGCTGGCACTACCAACAGTTATAATGCTTTTCTTGTCGCTGCGGATACTAGGAACAATCTTAAAAAATGGATTTTTTGTATCATATCCACGAATCTCGTAACCATTGGCTCGTTTAATAATGCTAACACCACTGTAGAATACTCTTTCTAACGGTGTACTCTTATTAAGATAAACGCTCATGTTTTCGTCTGGAATAAAGATATTGCTTCCAGTACTGCTAGGACTAGAAGACTCTATGAGCATCTTAGACAACGTTAAGTCTGTAAATCCGCCTACTGCATATATTAGTTTAAGTTTTAAATTTTGAATTGTTGATCTTAATGCAACAAGATTTAAACTAGTGTATTGGAAGAAATTAGAAATAAACTGATTGTAACCTTCCACTCTATCAACTACAGTAGAGTTTGTCTGTACTACTCCGTTGACTCTAAAGGCTGCAATACTAGCTCTGTAACTCTTGTAACGCTGAAGTATTTGGTCATAATCTTTGTTGTACTCAACTAGGTTTGTATCCCATAACAGTGTCATGTACTTTGCTGGACGTTTTAATGCTGAAATAATTTGCATTGCAAAAGGCATTTCACTGCTACGTCTCCAAGCAGCTTCTACCGGAGCATAATCGCCAATTCTCCAGCTTCTTTCTGTATTAGTAGAAATTGCTCCTTGAGTTAGGTATTGATTAGGGGCAAGCAGTTGTCCCTGGTCGTTAGTTGGGATCATATTTGTTAAGCCAGTGCGGACGCGAAGTAGATTGATAGTATGCGTTGCATCTCTTCCTGATCCATTGTAAATTTTACCTGCTTCTAAGTCTTCCCACAAAACACGGTTACCGCGAGTATAAGGAGCGACTCCGTATCTTGCATCCCACCAGTCTGGTTTCTCGTAAATACCAAGCATTTCCCAGGGAGTTAAGTGTGGAGTTTCTGTATCGTATATCCAATGATAAATCCCTCTCCAAAATCCAGGCAGTCTAGTGGTAGTACCAGCAACTACAGCATCGCTATAATTCCAAGTAAAAGAGTTATTTGCATCATGCACAGTATTTGTAGAAATATCTAATGCATTTTTGTTTGCCCAACTCGATATGTATTGCGTATGAATCTGCGTGGTCTGTTCTAGGTCCGTAAATGAACTTCTAAAGTACCCTGGAGTTACTTCAGCAATATCAAAGGTTTGTGCATCATATTGAGTTTTTATATTATTGTATACACGTTTTTCAAATTCAAGTATAATGTCGTCTCTACGATCCTTGTATGCAACCCAGCGGCTACCGTCGTGACCTTGAATAACCGGAGTATAGTTTTCATATTCTGTATAACCGTCTGTGTTTACAGCACCGTGGTTCGCTGCAGAATTTGGCATATAGAACAGTCTGTCACTGCCTACGAATCTATGAGCATGCGCTGCGTTACCTACATCGGCCGCCTGTGCCGCGGCGTTTGTTGTGTACAATGGATAGAACCATCCGCTAACCCCTTGTGCTCTTTGTGAATATCTTGAGTCTGCTGTTGCATAAATTTTAAACGGACCAGTCCCAGTACTAGTTCCAGTTTGGTAAGTGTCATCAAGAGTAATAGCAGGTCTAAACTTAGGATATAATCCCATCTTAGTTGGGGTAGGCGGGATAAAACTACCGTCTGTATTTGAGTATTCAACTATTTCAATAATATCACCAACTGCTAAAGCAACTAATGAATTTAAAGTAATTGCTGGTTCGATAGAATCAAACGTATAATCAAGCCCTTGTATAAGCTGAGTTTTAACATTAGTGTCTTTTGTAATGTAAACAAGAACGCCACGATTACTAATTTCTGTTAAATCAAACTGAGTAGTAAATTCAAATACTTTCTCTGTAGTCTGATCAAGTGTAATCGTTGTTGTAGTTGTTTGACTTCCCCAGGGTAACATATCGGAATAGTAAAATGGGAAATCGCTGGTTTTTACACCAGTCATAAATGCTAAGATGTTGTCTAGTGCAGTAGCTGGGCTTCTTAGGTCAATGTCAAGTCGGTTAATATTGTCAATTAATCTATTTTTAAATCTAGTATATTCTTCCATACCAAATCGTAACGATTCAATTAAACTATTATTTTCTTGAGCAAGAAGGTAGTGCGGAAGTGTTACTCCAGCACTATGCTGTTGGATCTTTCCTGGATACTTTTTATAGTCTAGGTCTCTTGCATTGCTTGTGCCAAGACTGGTTCCAGTTAATGTTGGTATCTCTCTAGTAAGTTGAACAAAGTGATTTCGTAACTGTCCTAGAGTTAACTCTTTAAAGTCGTCATTGTTAGCATTATTTTCAAGATTAGAAGGAGTTTCATAAAACCCTAATGGGTTTACTGTTTCGCTGTAAGCTCTAATAAGGACAACGTCTTCTTGTGCTAACGCTGTTACAAAACTAACATAATATTTTTCATTGGTTATTAGTTGCACATAATTGCTAGCAGGTTGGAAGTCTCCGTTAACAAATACCTGTAGTGTTACTTGATCATTATCTACTTTAGGATAGGCTCCAATCTCAAAACTAAATAACTCAGCATCAACAGTGTACTGAACTTGTTGCCATTGTCTGCTTTCGCTTAATACTTTTGTCCAACCATTCTTTAATTCTCTGGTAACTAAATCAGCAAGCTCACTGTTTTTGTGTACGTGCCCGCTTCTAACGATGACATCAACAGCACCGACATTAGCTTTTGTATATGTAAACTTGTCGTTAACATAATTGTTTTCAAAAAGTATGTCGCCAACGTTATTGATATTTCTATAACTTAACCCGAAGCCTAAAATTATGTCTGCGCCACTGTTAGTATTTCTCTTGTAACTGAATAATTTACTTCCGATAAATCCTGAGCTTGGATATTTTGTTGTGTCACTAAAACTAACATATTGAGGATCAAATACGTCAAACAACGGCTCTTGGTTAATTTTTGTTTTTTGTTGTCCAAGTGTCCATGTATCTGTTAAGCTAGTGTAGTAAAACAAATTTCCTTGATTTGTTGTTCCCGTATTACTAAGCAAACAGTCACCGTCTTTAATTGTGCCAATTTGTGTTAGGTTAATAATTGGATCAGTTGCTAAATTACTATCTTGATCGATAAGGCTAACTTGGTAAATGTTCTGCTTAACATCTGGATCAGCACTGAAACACACAGTTACCCCCGGAGTTAAATTAATACCATCTGCAAAATATCCAGTTTTTCCATTAACATTACTAAACGCATCTGTTTCTTCTGTGTCGACTACGCTAACAGGAGTTTGGCTAGTGGTTCCTGTGTTAAAGAGTTGCAAGCCAGCATCAAATTCAATAATAGGACGCTTTGCTCTAGCAGTATCGTTAATTACTAAAGTAAATTTATTATAAATTGCTGTATCAGCAAGCACAGAGCGGTGGAACCACCTGTTTCCGCGGCTCCAAGCATTGTTATCCAAACTTGCGCGGTTAATAACAATATAATCTTGTAACGTAGGACTGTTTAATGAAGCTTCAAATCCACCAACATCAAAGTTTTCAGAGTCGTAAGGTTCATTTTCAGTTACAGCATATGTTTCTGGTGTAGACAACGATGTCTCAGAAACTAATTTAATACTAGTACCAACACCTTCTACGTAAAAAACGGTATTTTGAAAAGTATCTGGGGTAACACTGTTATCAAATTCAACTTTAAGGCCATTTGTAAATGCTACGCCGTTAGGACTAGTGTATGTTTCCCTGCCGATAACGTCCTGATTAATATCAATAACTGCACTATCGCCTTGATCAACAAGGACAATTTTACCAAATCTATTTGCATCTTTTCCGTCTTGATAAAAGAATTCAGTTTGGCTAGCAGTAATAGGCGGAATTAACTCAAGTTGCCCAGATGCATTTTTCCATAATTGCTTGTTAGCATAAACGTTGCCTTGCTTAACTCTTACTTTGTTGCCAGAGGTAATATCTTTAAGATACGATAAAACAATAGTATCAACATCATTGATGCTGCTAACTGTGATATTAAAAACACTGTATCTCTCAGCAACTGATAGTCCTGCCCAATCTGTTTCATCTAGACTTTGGTTAGCAAACACTAGTGTCTTTCCATTAATTTCAGTTAACCCGTCAATACCGGTTGGGTAGGCTGCTAGGAAAACACTTAGTGATTGATTGTGTATTTTAGTGTATACTAAGTCTGTCGCAACATCAACATCTGCGTCAACAGTCATACTTGTAAATCTATCTTGGGCATCTGTGTGAGGGACACGCCAAGTAATAATTCCATCATCTTCGCCGTTGTTAACTGTGCCAAAAATATCCCTGGTACTAATATTCTTCTGTGTTTTGCTTACTCCAGATGTTCCTATTTCTGTCTGTATCCAAAAAGGAACGCCGTCTTGATCGACTTTAAAAGTATATTCACCGCCACGAGCTAGATATATTACTGGGTTAGGGGTAGTAGTAGAATCATCAAACCTATAGTTTAATCCTCCAGTATCAACTGATAAAGTTCTTTCATCAAATGGACCTTCGTCATAACCAACAGTGTCGTATTCAATTTGTGCATATGTTGTTCCTTCTCTAAGTACAGTAAAGTCTTGAGTTGTATCAATAGTATCTGCAAAAACTTGCACACTGTCCGGTCCACCTGGCAACCAAAAATATTCACCATAGTTAATTAACTTATCTAAGTCAACATATCCACTCCAGTTGTAATACTGTTGTCTATAAAGAGTGTCTTGGTTTGCTGTGGATCCGTTGTTATACCTTATAGTACTTAAAGCATCGTTAATACTACTAACACTCTGGACTGTACCAGACGCATCTTCGTAAATTACCCCAGGCTCAAGTTGATAGTTTTGTCTAAAAGCTGAAGTTTCAACTAGATAGTTGTCTCCCTTCTGAAAATTTGCAGCACTCTTTCTGCCAATAAATCCATTAACTTTTATTTTGTTGTCTTCACTAATTAATTGGTCAAGGGTAGCATTTAGAAATTTCTTGTTTTTACTAGTGCGAAATACTTCAGGTAATAGCTGTTGTGTTTTTCTTATTGCCATTAGTAACCATAGCCTCCGGAACTTGAACTACTTGAACTGCTAGACGAGCTTGAGCTACTTGAGCTACTTGAACTGCTCGCACTACTTGAGCTACTTGAACTACTTGCACTGCTTGTTGATGCAGTTGTAGTACCTGTAGTATTTGTCGTTGTCTCTAGTGCTGTAGAACTACCAGTGCTACTAACACTTTCAATGGTTGTAATGCCACTAGTAGTATTTACAACATTTCCAGATGCTTGTAACTGAGCGGAAGTAATAACATCAATTATATCAATATCGTTAACTGTTGCTGCACTAATAAAAATCTCATTCCTGTTACTAGCGATTTGATACAAACTACCAAATCCGCTGGTGCTAGACTTAGGAACAATAATCACACTAAGAACGTTAGGAGTTAATGCATTATGCAAATAAGCACCAAGTTCACTAAAGTAGAACGTGTCGCCAAAGTCCCAGTTTGATATTGCAAAGTAGTTATTAACTTCTTCAACAATACGTGCTTTAATTTCATTGTCACTTACTAGTGTTGCGGTATTTTTTACTACCTTAAACGTTGCTTGCAATTCTGTGTCCGCCTTATCACCAAATAATGGTCGATATTTAATACTATTGAATACAATAGCGTCACTAACACTCTTAAAGTTTTCTAGATCGCCGTAAGCATCTCTTAATTCGCTGGTGCTTGGTTTAGCTGGCTTAGATACTGAGCCTGTTAAGTCCGTGATCCAGTTTCTAAAGTCAGCATCATAAACTTTTGTTAACAAGAACAAGTCAATGATATTGCTTGGACTCGGGTCAATACGCCTGTCATTGGGACTATTGTGTGTATACTGGAACAACAGGTTATCTCTGCCGATCTTAGTTATATAATCTGTTGTCTGTGTTAGCGTTTTTACGTTAACATTATTAATTGACAAGATATAAAAACTACCAGTAGTAGACGCATAAAATATCTGTCCGCTAGCATAAGTGTTCTGAACTGCGGTAATATCAGTTAAGGATGTATATCCACTTTCAACTTTAGTGCTTTCTACTGGCTCAAATCTAGTATATCCGCTGTTATCTAAATATGTCTTATAAAAAACAACTTTTTCTGAGGTATCAGGTGCTACTACCACATTAAACACATCAGGGTCATCAATAACTCCGTCACTGTCTTGATCTGGGAACGTTACTTTAATACGCTCTGTTAAAATATATCCATCGTCTTCAATTACAGTGCTATCAACATTCATAATATAATCTTGACCAAATGCTGTATTGGAATCAGGCAGGCTGTTAACTTTAAGCATGACGATTTTATCTTTAATAGTTTTGCCTGATCTTGGATCAAAGATTTTTAAGTCTTTGTCAAAGTAAAAACGTGTTTCAAGGAAACTTTCAAATATATACTCTAAACTTCTGTGCTTAACTGTAGTTGTTTCGCCATCGTTAGTAAACAAGAACAACCAACTAGCGTCTTGGTTGGTTCCGGTCGAATCACCAGCATGTTGCAAGTTAAATGTAGTTGTTTGATTAAGATTAACACCTGAAATAACAACCCATTCTTGTGTGTCTGTATCGTATCTAATGCCAAATGTTTTATAGTTACTGATGTTATCAATGATTGCCTGCCTGATAGTACTTGTAAAACTAGTATTCCAAGGATAGATAATCTCATCTAACTTAGCAGTATTTGGAATAACTTCACTTAGCGTTACAGGCCCAACTCCGCTTTCTAAATTTCCTGCACCAAGGTTAGCTCCGTCTTCAACAACGTTACTGCAACCAGCCCAAATATAACTTTTAGTGTTAAGCGAACCAACTGTGCCTAGTACTAAATTATTGTTTACATCAAAAACATATCCTGCCGGAGCAGAAAACTTAGCAAGAGTTCCTTCTTTAAAGAATTTTAAGTTACTACTGGTAAAACCTGCTATTGATTGTGGATTTAGAGTAGCATTTTTAAGAAATCCAGTGCAAACTCCTGTGCCAATAGTTGTTTGATTCCAAGTAATACTTAGATTGGTTATATCAAGCCTTCCGTAATTTTTTAGGAAGTAGTGATACATTGGGTTTGCTTGAATCACACTCTCAACTTGTGTTGCTAACGTGTTGCTGATATCACTGTCGGTAATAAAAGTAAAACTAAATGTTGGTAATGTGTCTTCTTTGTAGAAGATGCCGTCCTCTGCAAAGATGTTAGTTGAACTATACTTTCCAGTCGTATCTCTAACATCCAAGTAACGGCTAACTCCACTACTAGTTCTGTTAACAGCTTTACTTTTAATAATGTTGTTAAAACTTGTAAAAGGATAAATCTGATAGTCTTCGCCAGTAATCATACGATCCTGTGTGTAGTATTGTTGTTGTGCTCTGGCCTTAACATCGTTTAAGTTTTCTCTTGCACTAGAGTTTGCTACAGTTTGTTTTAAACTCATGCTAACCGTAAGTGTTTCAACTTGAGAACTGTGGCTTATGTATGGAATAGTTAATGTAACAGCATTCATGTCCTGTGGACTAATTTTATATGTAAACCCGTTGCCTACACGGAAGTAAACTCTAAAGTTTCCTTTAGGGATATTTGAAAATACTCCGTCGCCAAATACAAGGCTAATTCTATCTGCACTGCGACTCTGTACACTAAACAATGTCTTAGTGTCTTTGTTAAGACTGTTAAAGATAGCATTGTTTCCAGTAATAGCAGGAATTTTAGCCCAAAGGGTTTCCTCTTTGCCATTGCTGTCTAATTCATACAACCATACATCGTTATTATCAATTCCGTTAACGTCAATTTCAACAACACGGTTTGGCAATGCTTCATCAACATTAAAATCCAGTGTCTGCAACGTTCCTTGTTTAAAGTAAAAGAAGAATCCAGTATTAATACTGTTAAACCCGCGGGTGTCGTTTCTATAGATTGTATTAATAGTGCTACCCGGTTTAGGAGCAACTTCATACAGATAATCTGTTCCACTGAAAGTTCCGTTAACAACTTCAAAAGAAAACTCTTGTCCACTTACATCGTTTCTAAAATCGTAAATTGGAATAGAGTTAGGAACTGTACTAATATTATATTCTTGTATTTGTATCCCGCCCACTGTAGTTTTAAGAGAAGGATTGCCAAATCTCTGTGTCTTGACCATGCTAGCGTTCATAATAGTAGTAAACTGTTCTAGGAAGTCTGGATTTGTTTCATCGCCCCAAAAAATCTCTGTATTTTCAAGGTTATTACTGTTACTATCTAGGATAATCTCAGTTGTAGACACACTATCAATTTTAAGCAGTCCTCGTGAAATCTGACTACGTTTAGGAAAGTAGTTAAGCATTTTAGCAAGGCGGAGAATACTATCTCTACGCTCTGCTGTTTCAAGGAAGTTTTCTCTGGCGTTTAAGTCTGTTCTAAAACTTAAACTCTGTGCTACATACGCAATCATATCAATAAGTGCTACATACTCACTAGACTCAATATAATCATTAAAATCTTCTGGGTAGTAGTTGCGCAGATAGTCAACCATGCTCTTACGAATGGTCTGGAAATCATAACTCTGGAAGTCAATTTCCTTGAATGATTCGTAAACTTTTGTCCAGTCTTCAGTAGCAAAGAGATTGCTTGATCGTGTTGTGTTAGCCATAGATTCACCTTCCTATAATCGTATTTATTGCTGTGATAAACTACTACTATTAAAGGCTAGCTTACTGTGCCGTCTTGTCTGTCAAAATTAATAATTAGGCTCTCGCTCTCGTTAGATTGTACGTATAATAAGTTTATTTGTGCTTGTAATCCGTTTTCATACTCTTCAATAACGAGTTGTTGTAAAGCAACACGGGGATCTTGTGCAATAGTTGATGTAACTTCCTCAAGAAGTAAGTTTTTTACCTCTTCTGTTAGTGGTTCCATAACTAAATCTAATACCCCACTACCATATCCTGGTACTCCAACTTTTTCGCCTTTGCGTATAGCAAAGGAATTTAACAAATCACGTTTAACTAACTCTGTGTCTACTACTTTAGTAGATGAAAAGTTTCCTTGTAGGGTACTAAACCCTCTGTACATCGCCATTGCTGTTCCTCCTTTAAGACCAAGTCTGTGCTAGGTCATCTTTACTAGTATCGTCATACCACTTATCTGTATATCCCAAATTATCCGTAGTGCCTACCATACTAACAGCAGCTACTCCTTTTTGGAACCATGATGCTAATTCTTTAACCATACCATCAGCACTAGTTATATTTACTGTTCCAATAATTGGTTTGGGGTCAATAACTCTTCCTTCTCGAAAGTCGCTTGCAACTGTTGCGTTAGCAGCTCGGGCAACCATAACCATTCCAGCAATAGTGCTTTCGTCATCATCATCTTGAATAGCACCAGTAAATATTGCGTTTTGATAATCGTCAACCACATCTGTTAAAAACAAATCTTCTTGAATATTGCCAGCACCAAGGAAAGACTGTAACCCATCAATTCCTAATTTGTTAGTCCACATTCTTGGATTTTCAAGCTCGCCGTTAAAGAACGTTTCTGGTCTAACAAATCCATTATTAATTAGAGATACTGCATCTGCGCCATATTTTCCAACTGCCTTGGTTATCGGATCAATAAACGATAATAATCCTCCGCTGCCTGCTTTTTCTACAGTGGCGGCGGCTAGGTTTTTAATTATATCACTAGATAAGTCTCCAACATTAACATTGATATCGGCTTGTTTTAAAATAGTTGATGCTAAAATATTTTCACTGTTTGGTAATAATTTAATTAGGCTAAGCCCAGGGCCATCTGTTTTAACTGCTTGATTTAATGCTGTAAGCAAAACAGTTCCACTTGTGGGTACATTGCCAATTTGAATAGAGCGCAATAATGATTCCTGTGTAGTAGTTTTATGTTCAGAATATGGCTCGTGAGTAGGAACTCTGTCTACAGTAGTTTTAAGTGTTTCAGTAGCTTCCCAAAATCCCTTTCCGTTACGGACAGTTTCTGGTTTAGTACTTTTAATTGCGGCTTTTTGGTTTCTTGCGCCGCTAGCCTTGCCATTAAGTGCTAAACAAGCAGCTTCCAGGTCCATGTTTCCACCAGCTTTAATTCCTACCTTAGATCCTTCTATATTTAAACCAGATCCACTCTTAATGTCAATGCTCTTGGCTCCGTACATTTGTGCCTGTCCGTCACTGTACATATGAGCTAGATTACCGCCTTCTAATTGCAAGGTATTCCCAGCTACTATTTGAATATTGTTTCCAGCAAACATCTTAATACTAGAATCAGCATGCATATTGATATTTCTACTTCTCAGGTTAATGTTAGATCTACTATAAACGTCAAGCTGACCTTCTGCATCCATTTGAATCCAAGATGTTCCCTTGCTGTTTCCAATATAAATTATATCTTCCGTGTCATGCATTAAAATTTGATGACCACCAGCAGTTTTAAATCGTATTAAGTTGTTGTTGCCCTCAATATCACCGTCGTCCATTACAAGACTGTGGCCATGTTTTCTTGCAAACTTGCCTTCAACCGCTGCGGCCTCAGATTTAGTTAAGTCAGTATTGCTTTTTAACTTGCCAATAATAGCCGTATTGTCTGCAATATCAACACCGTTAGGGGCAACACGACGGCCTTTGGTTGTAATACCAAACAGTTCACTTGGTGTTTCTCGCATATAGTTACTGCTAGTTAGTCCGCGAATTTCGTCTTGATCTATTCCCTGGGTTTTTAGTATACTGTGTGTATAAAAGTCAAAGGCTCTTTTAGGAGTTAAATAATTCTTTATCTCGTCAGTTCGGTTATCGTTGTCGTTAAACTCGCCGCCTGGTGCTTTAGTTCCTCTAATCTGTCCTGGCTCTGTAGTAATATTAGACGTAAGCGCAGGCTCAGGCAAACTTTGCATCATATAAGTGTCAGGGGCACAAGCAAACCAAAATCCATCTTGGTTTCTGCCTTCTGGAAAGAAGCATAAAACTTTAGTTCCAATATCTGGACATGGATAAACCATACCAGCAGTGTTCTTTGTTACAATAGTATTATCACCAGAACCTAGCACTTCTGTCCTGCTGTAGAAAGGGGTACAATATCTAACTTGGCGCCATTGCGACTTAACATTGTCAATTCCTGCATCGGCAAAGGTAGGAATGAATACACTTAGGTTGCCCATGCTCGCAGGGTGAGCATTAACCTTAACTACACCAATAACAATGCCTTTTTCTTCCCTGATACCGGGGATATCTTCAGTTTTAAAGTCGGCATCGCCACCTTTAGCTGAACTTGCAAAATCTCTACTTCTTGCCATTACTATTCCTCAAATATAGTCGATACTTCACTGATATCGATAATTCTGCCGTTGTCTTGAATTTGGCTAAATGTATCATCTTCATCGCCTATTCCTTCCGCAAACTGTCCTTGGTCAGCTTCGTCAGCCAATCTTTGTATCCTATTAGCCTGAAATCCAGTAACTGCGCTTTCGCCTATTGTAGATAATACAGCAGATCCTTTGCTAATTAATGTACCTATTGGATCTTTGCCAAACAGCAGACTAAACAATGTTTCAGCTAAATCACCAACTTGATTATCTCTACTGTCTATAAGCTCGATGCTTTCTAAGCTTCTGCCTATTCTTCCATTAATAGGTTGCATTTTTTCTCTAAAACCATATAGTCGTTGAGTAAACATACCTCCACTAAAAGTCGATTCAGATGACGTAAGCCGGTAAACACCACTAAACTCACTAGTAGTATACTTTCCTTGACCAGAAAGGTCAACAAGTCCAGTAAGTTCATCATAGTCTGATGGCGTTTTTAAATTTATCTGGACATAAGGCGGAGTTAAGTCATAGTTAATAGTATCGTCTGGTAAAAAAGGTTCTACAAAAATAGCATCACGATTCCCCTGTGGTTGGAAAAATGCATCACCAATTGGTAAGAAAGCAGGATCTCCTAGGATAGCTACATCAAGCTGTATCAAATCATAACCATCATACATTAAGTTAGACATTAAATCTTTACTTCGTTTCTTCGTAACAGTTGTGTCATTAATTATCCCTTGGCCCTGCTTGCTTTGGTTTATAAATTTAGTCTTAGGTGCCCAGGTAGATTTATCTTTTGGATTGTCTGCAGGAATACCAGTGCCAATAGTATTTGCGTTATAAAAAGCATTATCAAATTGCAGTATTAAATCAGTAATCTCTGTATTTAAACCACTAAAGATGTAATCATATATTTTATGTACCCCTTGCCCTTTAGGCGTAGTCTTCGGAGCCCAGGGAAAATCACTGTAATACATTCCGTGAACTGCTATAGTCCATTTAATATGAAATTTATATCTTCCTGCTTTATGGTCCCAGCCAAGAGATTCCTGAATCTGTGGTATAATTTTAAACCATTTAATAGCCACGTTACTTGAAGACTGTTGGGAATTATTAGCAATGCCGTTAGCCGCGTCGATATTTTCGTCAACGTAATCACTTGCTACAACAATATAATTTATTAATGCCACTACGTCCGTCGCACCATTAATTCTAAATAAGTTAGTCGTTGGATCTAGATTAACTTGCCCTCTGAGCTTTGATGCAGCTTGTTTGTATACCTCGTTATTCTTTTGTGGAGTATTGAGAGCATCAAATTTTGAACCAACTAACTTAGCGTTCTTAATTTCTGGAGCAATTTCAAAACTCCACTTATCAGCAATATCGGTACTAGATGCTATTTTCTTGCCATCTTTGTCAGTAGTTTCTCTTGTTTGTGATTCAAAGTAATCGTTAATTGCTTTAGATAAATCAGCACTGGGGTCTCCTAACGGGGTTTTTATGCCTTGAAATTCAGCTGAGCCAAACTCATCGCCAAGAATCTCTGTTTCATATTTAAATTGTTGGGCAGTTCCTCCAAAAATATCATTCACTGTACCTGCACTGACTTGTATATTAATAGGAATAGTGCTGAATATCGAACCAAGCACGTCTTGATGAAAAGGAATTGCCCTAACTTTGTATACTGTGCCAGTAGATTCAACTCTAAAATTTATGTTCGTTAGTTTAATAGGAATGTACTTAGGCTTAATTGCTCCGATTATTTCTTCACCCGAGTCGTTGTACCCTTTAAAGGTAATCTCTAACAAGTACGGAGTATTTGTATAGTTTTCACCTTCTCCGAGAGAATTTTTTGCTTCATTTTTTAACCGTTCAATAAGTGTTACACCCATTGGTTCAGTAATTTCAAAGCTAATTTTAACAGCATTTGTGTTCGTAGTTCTAGTGTTGGGGCTAATCCCCAGGTTAGTCATTTGTAGATTATCAATAAAAAAATCTACATCAAAATTATCACCACCGTCAAAACCAACTCCGCCACTTCGCATAATTAGTTGTTTGGGAATCTGAGCTACACTGCTGGGGTTTTTTAGTAACTTTACATAATTAGCAGGTTGCATCATATAAAGCGCAATATTGTATGTATGAGAGGCATACTCACTAAGTTGGTTTGGTCGCGGATCAATACTAATCGATTCAAAATTTGGACTTAACCCGCCGCCATTCCTAGATTTAGAATTTCTAGCTGTTCCGTTAGCAGTTATAACATTTTGACCAGCTTTCATCGTTGCAACAGCAACTCCAGAACCTAGAACATTTTCTGGTGTTGCTCCTGGTTCTTGAAAATTACTTGCAGGATTAGTTAATCTAGAATTTTGAGCAGATGCTGCAGGCTCTGGCTGTTGAGAATTTTGCCCAGAGGTCTCGCTGGTTTGCCCAATGTTTGATTGAGAATTTGGTTGGTTTTTATTTGCAGCATTAACCTTTCTTTTAAGTTCTTCAGCAGATAATATAAAATTAGTAGCCGTTGAACTGCCGATTGGGGGCTCGATAAAAACATCAGCATCTAGAGGCGCAGGGGCTGGTGGTGTAGCCAACCCGAGCCCAGCTAGTTCTGATTCTCGTACTACTCTGCCATCAGAAAGTTTAAACTGTCTAGTAAATCCTAGGTCTTTAACAGATGTGACACTAAGAGCCATGTTAAATTCCCAGTACTGTAGTTAAAGTATCCTGTTTAGGTATATAAATCTTCTTACCTATCTGAAAATCCCAGATTGAATCTTCAATTGAATTAGGATTTCTAACTGCAAAAACCCACCACAGACCTTCATTTTTGTACAAGTCATATGCAAGAAGATCAGGTCTATACTGGTATGTTGTATTAATAGTAAACAAAACATCATCAGCATAACTTGGAATAGGTCTGGGTTCATAAATGTCTAAAAATGTTCCTTGCATTCTTGTCTGTGCATATGGACTATCTTGTCTGTATTCTACAGCCATTATGGCATACCTCCTTCGCCACTCGCCTTGCCAATTAATCCACCCCTAGCGTATTTTTCGAGGCTAAATCTAGTTTGTGCAGTTCTGCTGACAACTGGCAACAAGGTAACGTTTATGTTAATTAAGCTAGGGACTCTAGTTGTTGCATCAATACCGCCGTCGCCAACTGCAACACGAGCATTAATGTAATCAATCTGTCCTTCAAAATCTTGACTAGTATTCGCAATTACTACCGGAACACTGTTAAACATATGAGGACCATGTGCGCTAAATCTAAGTACAGGCGGTGGGGTTCCGCGATTTGTGTCTTGCCCAAAGAAACTCTTGGTAGCACTTTTTAAGAAATGTAACACGCTTAGTAAGTAAGCAGCTTCACGCTGAGTATTGGCAGTAAATTGGCCAACACAGGTTATCTGTTCTACAGTGCTTTGGCCATAGCTTTGACTTTGATAGTTATTATGAACTGTTTGGTTCCCTGTATATGCGGCGCTGTATGAAACGTTTATGTTGGGAGTATAAGGCCACACTATACCATCAGTTTCAACAAGAGGGCTCAACAAACTATTTGATGGATCTCTGTATAAAATAGGCCCGCTTGCTGGACTTAATGCTAGTCGTGCGCGAGTATCATTGTTACTGCCAAATCTTGAAGCCGCAATTATACCATCAGTATTCCTACTATTTTCGCCTCCAGGATTTAAGTGACTATTAATTAAACGGTTAGCTTGCGCACCAAGAAAACTTTTTGCTATTTTAGATACTGCGCCGTCGCCAGGAATAGCTTTGTTAAGCCCTTGCTCAACTATATTGCCCACACCAAAGTTCGAGCCTGTTACATTAGTAGTGACTGCTTTAATAACATTATTAAAATTAAAAGCCATATCTTACATTCCTAGATTGCTATTTGTATTTATTGGCTATATAATAGTAGCATATATTAAAGGAGTCAGTATGAGAAAGCGTAAATATCTTAGTAATCGAGACATACTATCAGAGATTCACAAGAGCAAAACAAAATATTGTAGTTACCTTGATGAAAGTCACAACCAATTTGACCTTATTTTGCCCAATATTGAACGCATTAATATTAGAACTGTCGCACAGGCTAAACGAAATCGTGCAGACCGTGTTGCTAGAAACAATTATGAGGAAACTTATATGAGCGGCAATACGTCAGTGAAACAAGCTGAATTTTTAATTGATTGGAAGAAAGTTCCAAAGACAGACTTAATCTTTAGGATTATGACGTTTGATCACGTTCCGTTGCAACCAGGTAGAAAGAAAACACCTAAGACAGTTGCTGATCATCACACACAATGCAATTTTCCTCCGTTCCAACACTGGAAGTTTGACGAGAACAATGAATTAATTTGTGTAGGCAAGAGTCACTGGGAAGGTGGATTGCAAAACGGGAACTTTAGTAAAACACATGGCGGGATGACAGATAAACTTGCTATGATGTTTATAAAACTAGTTGAACGTTATGCAAGCAGAAGTAACTGGCGTGGATACACTTATAACGACGAAATGCAGGGAGCAGGATTACTTCAGTTAAGCCGCATTGGGTTACAGTTTGACGAAAGCAAGAGTGACAACCCGTTTGCTTACTATACTGCGGCTGTGACTAATAGTTTTACTCGAGTATTAAACCTTGAGAAAAAGGGCCAGCGTATTCGTGATGATATTCTAGAACACAATGGATTAAATCCAAGTTACACTAGACAGAGCGAAAATCAAGATAAGATGAAAGCTCTAGCAGATTTAGATAAATTAACTCCTCCTAAAGTAACTACAATAGAAGTAAAACAGAAAAAATGAACCTATTTAAAAAAGCGATATTCTTTACTGATATTCACTTTGGATTAAAATCAAATAGCCGCACACACAACCAAGATTGTTTAGATTTTGTAGAATTTGTTATTAAAACTGGCAAAGAGCAAAACTGTGAAACTTGTGTGTTTTTGGGTGATTGGCATAATAATCGTGCTAGCCTTCAGATTGGAACACTAAACTATAGTGTACAAGCTATTGATAAACTCAGTGCGGCATTTGACCAAATCATTTTTATACCCGGTAACCACGACGAGCATTACCGTGACACTCGAGAGATGAACAGTGTTGTTTGGGCAAAGAAGTATGAAAACGTTAGGCTGTTTGATGAGATTACAACTGTTGATGATGTTTGCATTACACCCTGGCTAGTTGGTGACGAGCATAAACAGATTAAGAAGATCGAAGCCAAATATATGTTTGGGCACTTTGAACTCCCTAGTTTTTATATGAATGCTATGGTGCAAATGCCTGATGTTGGTGATTTGCGGCGTGATGATCTTAAATGTGAGACAGTGTTTACTGGTCATTTCCATAAACGGCAAACTAGTAAGAACATTACATACATTGGCAATGCTTTCCCGCACAACTATGCTGATGTTGGCGATGATGACCGTGGGTGTATGATATTGGATTGGGGAAAGGATCCAGTTTATATTCCCTGGCCGGACGCTCCTAAGTATAGAAAGTTTCGTCTCAGTGAGATACTTGAAGATACAGACCGTTTACTGCTATCTAACATGTATTGTCGTGTTGAAATTGATGTTGACATTAGTTACGAAGAAGCAACATTTATTAAAGAGCAGTTCGTCCCACAGTATAACTTGCGTGAGCTTAGTTTAATTCAGAAGACTGATCTTGAAGAACATGCACAATCGTTTGATGGCGAAGTAAACTTTGAAAGTGTTGATAGCATAGTAACTAGCCACTTAACTCAACTTGAAACTGCTCAATATGACAGACAGTTAATGTTAGACATTTACAGGAATTTATAATACAATAAAATATGTTTAAAATAAACGCATTATCAGTAAAGAACTTCATGAGCGTGGGCAATCAGACCCAGGCTGTAGACTTTGACCGTAAAGACTTGACGTTAGTGCTTGGTGCTAACTATGATCAAGGAGGTGATGACTCTGGCGCTAGAAATGGCACGGGTAAAACCACAATCATCAACGCACTCAGTTATGCTCTTTACGGTCAAGCCTTAACTAACATTAAGAAAGATAACTTAATTAACAAAACCAACGGCAAAGGCATGATGGTTACTGTTGATTTTGAAGTTAGTGGTATTAGTTATAGGCTTGAACGTGGGCGCAAACCTAACGTCCTAAAATACTTTATTGCTAATCACGAACAGGAAGGTGCTGAGTCCCAACAGGGCGACAGTAGAGAAACACAGAAAGAGATTGAACGTATGCTTGGCATGAGCCATGATATGTTTAAACACCTTGTCGCTCTAAACACATACACCCAGCCTTTCCTAAGTTTAGGAGCAAACGATCAACGTGCTATTATAGAGCAGTTGTTAGGTATTACTTTGCTTAGTGAGAAAGCAGATGCTCTTAAAGATCTTGCTAAACAGACTAAAGACGTTATTACTCAAGAAGAGTTTCGTATTAAAGCAGTTGAAGACGCAAATATCAGGATTCAAGAGCAGATTGAGAGTGCTAAGAAGAGACAACGACTATGGCTGCTAAAGCGTCAAGAAGATGTTACTAACTTAAAGACAGGCATTGAAGATCTTGGACATGTTGATATTGAGTCTGAACTAGCTAATCATGGGTTATTAGAAGAATTTTACACTAAACAAAAATCATTACAAGAGGCAGAGCGTTGGATTACTAGTTTGGACATGGATGATTCCAAACAGCAAAAATTAGTTTCCAAGTTAGATAAAGAGCTACAACTTCTTGAAGATCATAAATGCTTTACTTGTGGACAAGATATCCATGATAACAAACAACAGATCATTATCGAGAGCAAAATATCTCAGAAACAAGATGCCGAAGCACATGTTGTTGACAATGACACAAAGCGTCAAGAATATATTGCAGTAATTCAAGAGATTGGATTAATTGGAAGTGCGCCTGTGGTGTTTTATGATACATTACAGGATGCTTACAATCATCGTACTAGTTTAGACGCACTTAAAAAAGAGCTAGAGCAACGTGAGAATCAAGAAGATCCATACGATGAGCAAATTCAAGAGATGTCAGATACTGGCGTTGAAGTTGTGTCCTGGGATACTATTAATGATTTAACTAGTATGCAGGATCACCAGGAGTTTTTATTGAAACTCTTGACAAATAAAGATAGCTTTATACGTAAACGTATTATTGATCAGAACTTAGCGTTCTTAAATACTAGACTCACTTATTACTTGAACAAAATGGGATTACCACACAGTGTTAAGTTTATGAATGATTTAACTGTAGAAATACAGGAGTTAGGCAGAGACTTGGACTTTGACAACCTATCACGTGGTGAACGCAATCGTTTAATTTTAAGTTTGAGCTGGGCATTCAGGGATGTTTGGGAAAGTTTATACCATCCTATCAACTTACTGTTTATTGACGAAGTTGTTGACAGCGGAATGGACGCAAGCGGAGTAGAAAGTGCCCTTGCAGTACTGAAAAAGATGGCAAGAGATAGAAACAAGAGTGTATGGCTAGTTAGTCACAAGGATGAACTGGCTGGGCGTGTTAATAACTTGATGAAGGTTATTAAAGAAAATGGATTCACTAGCTACGACACTGACGTAGAGATGGTATGAGCAGAGAAATAAAAGTATTGCATTTAGAAAGTACTGACGTCTGTCAAGCAGCATGCCCATTATGTTCTCGAGAAACTAATCCAGATTTTAATAAAGACATAAAAAATCATTTACACATTGATCAGATATTACAGCATTTTAATAATGATGCTATTGCTAACTTAGACAAGGTTTTTATGTGTGGGAATTACGGAGATCCAGCCGCTGGCAAAAATACGCTGGATATTTTAAATTATTTTCGTAATATTAATCCTAGTATAACACTTGGCATGAACACTAATGGAGCATTGCAATCTACTCCTTGGTGGAGCAAGTTAGGGAAACTATTTAATAACCCTAATGATTACGTAGTGTTTAGTATTGACGGCTTAGAAGATACAAATTCTATATACCGTGTTAATGTTATCTGGGAAAAATTAATAAACAACGCCAAGGCATATATCAATGCTGGAGGCAGCGCACACTGGGATATGTTAATCTACCGCCACAATCAACACCAGGTTAATGCCGTTGAGAAAATAGCCAGAGATATGGGGTTTTCTTGGTTTCGTGCTAAAGTATCAAAACGTACTCCAGTTCCAGGGTTGCAACAACCTACAGATTGGAAAGAGCCACTTTTAGACGATGGACCAATTGAATGCCATGTATTGCATGAACAGAGCGCATACATTGATGCTCAAGGAAGACAAAGTCCGTGCTGTTGGATAGGCGATAGACGACATAATTTTATTACAGATATTAATGAATTAGCTAAAACATGGGACACAGATACTCCTAACCCTACTTGTAAATCAGCATGTTCTACTAATAAATCTGTTAGTAGATTTAAAGATCAGTGGAGAAAAGAAATAGAACTCAAATGATTCAGAAACCTACAATTATAAAGTCATCTAAGATATATAAAGGACGATGACAAATTGGATAAAGTCTGACGGCGTAACATTAAACGAAATCGCAGAACTTCCTAAAGATTGCGTGGGGTTTGTGTATCTCGTTACTAATACAGAATCAGGCAAAAGATATATTGGAAAAAAACTTGCAAAATTTGCAAAAACCAAGTATCGTATAGTTAAGTTAAAGAATGGCACAAAGAAAAGAAAAAAAATAAAAGAGAAAATAGATTCAGATTGGTTAACATATTATGGATCATCAAACGAATTAACGGCAGACATCGAAGCACTCGGCAAAAGCTGCTTTACCCGTGAAATACTCTACTATTGTTACAGCAAGGCAGAGTGTAGTTACGTAGAAGCAAGAGAACAGTTTAGGCACAAAGTATTAGAATCCGACGAATGGTACAATGGACAAATAAGAGTTAGAGTCCACCAAAGCCAGCACGTCATTAACGAATCAAATCAAGACTAAACAGGCTCACACAGAACCCTCACCATCAGCACATAAGATTGATCCATCGGTTACTTTGGATTGTGGAAAACGCAGGCGCTCCCTGCACACGTACACGTTGTTTCTGTGAACCCTGGGTTCGACGTAGAATGCTCTGCTGACATTCAAACAACACATATTACTCATGAAAACCCTTTAGCAACAGGAACGAAGCGAGGGATAGCTGTAAAAAGCAATGTCGATGTAGGTTGGGAAAGATCAGAGCCCAATGAGTAGTGTAAAATACCTACTTCCATGAAGGCTGTTAACGAGGGTTAATGTAATTCAAAAGATGGAACCATGAAGTTGGTTCCGTCTGACTGAAAACTTCCGGTTAATGTAATATATAATATCAAATAAAATTCAACACGAACGCCAGTGAGTGTTGGATGAACGTAGTTCATCTCTTAGTTCTGGTTGACAAATAAATTAAACGTACTATAATGGTCTATGATACGTTTTAAATACTTGACCAACTTTTCAAGTGTGGGAGGTAATTAATTAATGACGACAACAACTTATGTAGTAGCTAAAGAAAAAGAATTGTTACACGCTAGCTCTGATTCTGAAGCTAATGAAATAGTAATGATGCTAAAAGATTCTGATCCAGAAGAAAAATACTGTGTATTAGAAGTGCATCCCCCTAGAACCAAGAGACTAGGCAGAGATCCGGACTTACACTAATGGATAAAAGAAAACGAGTAGAACTGGAAAGTGCTTTTTTAGCATTTTGCAATGTAGCATCTGACATGGGTTTTGATTTTACGTATGATAGTAAATTAACATGTCATCATAAAAATGATTCAGCTCATGTTGTTACTAACAACATTAGTTTAGATCCACGTGAGTTTATACCCACAGACACTCCCACTTAAAAGAACGGCATTCCTGTCTTTTTTGTAGTTTCAAGATTACTTTCAATTACATCGTTCATTAATGGTATGTCCGATACACCCATCTGCATGATCTCTGTAAACGATATTCCTCCACGCATGTACCAGCATAACTCAAATAGTCTTTTCTTAATTGTCTTGGCCTCTTGATCCATGCCTTCTAGTTTTTTAATAATTTCGGCATTTGCCAAGGTCAAGAGGCTAATGCGAAAAAATTTGATTGGTCAAACGTAAATGGGGTATCGTATTCTTTATTGCAATCTGGACAAGAAGTCTTTACTGTTTTATTAGGCATCATCTCGTTAATCATTGCTTGATGCTTTTCGATTTGTGCGAACACTCCACGGTCACTATTAGTAATAAAGTCATCAATAAACCCAGTCTCAGATACTCGTGTGCCGTCTGGCAATAATACGTATTCGATACTGCCAATAACATTCCTAACAGTTAGGCTAGTCATCTTTTGAAAGATCTCGTTAAACTTATCCTGTTTTTGTTCAGAATTTAAGCTTTCATCATTAACAAGACTAATTAAACGTTGTTGTTCGAACACCTCTAAATTAGTAGAGTTTGAACTTTTAAAAGACTGCGGTTTTAATTTAATCTTAAGATCTTTAAATCCAATAGTTTCTTCGTATTTGTTTAAATTAATTTCAGCATCTAAGAAATTTCTAAGGTCAATTTCATATTCACTAAATTCATTGCATTCTGGGCAAGTGCTTGAGTAGCCCATTTGCTCGCCATAACTAGCAATCCTAATACTAATTAATGCAGTGTCTAAATCAACAATAGGCATCTCCCAAGCATTCTTAATATTCGGAATACAATGCTCTATAACATCAACAACTGCCTGTCCGTTCATTAGTGCGTCTGGTGATTTTAAAATAAGTTCATCCTTGGTGCTCATGCTTAAAACTGGAAGTTCACCATTAATAGGCATATCAATAGCGCCAGCACTGTAGTATTTTCCCTTGCTTGGTAATGAAAAATAAATCTGCGGAGTGCGCATATAACTGCTTAGAGGATTGCTTTCTGGTTGTGCTTGCTGAGTTTGCGATAGAAAATCTTGCATATCAGGTAAATTTGTGTTTTCTTTGCTCAATTTGAGTAATCTCCTAGGGTAAATACAGTACAAGATAATTTTCTGTACACATGTATTTATATGCGTACATATTGGGGATCAGAGATTTGGCAGTTACAGTTGACATACCTGGAATTGGAGTAGTAAACGCAGAAAATGCAGCTCAAGACTCGACCTTGAATGCAATCCTCGGAGCAATTCAAGCTCAATCAAAAGCCAGTAGCGGCGGTGGGGGTGGCACCAGTGGGTTAAATGCTGTTAACACCTCCGCTACTAAAACTGCTAGCGGGATTGGAATATTAGGCAGATCTTCCAGTCAAACAGCTGATTCTTTTAGTAAGGCAGGCGATAAAGCTAGACAAGCAGGAGAAAATTTTGCTAGTGCATCCGGAACAGTGTTCTCTAGTCTTGGGATGCTAGCAAGTCAAAGTAATACTGCAAGTGGTATGATCGCTAGTCTTGGTGGTGGAGCTTCAAAAGTTCTTGGTATGCTACCTGGTATAGGCGCATTACTTGGAGGTGCAGCCGGAGTTTTAACTGGAGTATTGACAAAAAATGTCGAGTCATACGAGAAACTTTTAGCGTCAGGTGGCAGTTTTGGTTATAGTCTTTCAGCTATGCAAGATATCGCACACGGCTCTGGATTAACACTAGGAATGTTGGCTGGCATTGTACAAAAAGCAGGCGGGGCTCTGTCAATGTTCGGAGGAACCACGCTCAAAGGTGCCAAGCAATTTGCCGCAGCTAACAAAGAGATTAGAGCAGAAGCTGGCGCACAACTTCTACGGATGGGAATAAGTTTCCAAGATCAAGGACAATATCTAGCAGAATTTATGGGGGACCTTGCTAGAGGCGGTGCGGATATAAGCAAATTTAGCACAAAAGATTTGCAAAAATCTTTCCTAGAACTAACAACCCAACAAAAAATAATGTCGCAGTATAACGGCATAACTATTGAGCAACAACGAGAAGCTATAAAAGCAGCAAAAGCTGACATCAAGCTGCAAGGTTCGTTTAATGATTTGAGCTATGACTCACGTCTTGTAGCAGAACAGCTTTTTGGAAATCTTAAACTGGCAATCCCCGGGGCTGAGCAAATGATGCAGGAAATCTTCGCGACAGGCGGTGCAGGTACTATATCAGCAGAAATGGGTGCGTTGGCTTCTGCTCTTCCTGGCTTATTTGAAGAAATAAAAGGGATGCAAAGAGATGTTGCGGCAGGCACCTTGCAGAAAGGAGATGTAGCCAGAAGACTTGATCAAGCCTATAGTACTATAACTCAAGAGCAAGTAACCGCGGCGAAAAAATTGGCGAATCAACAAAATCTTAATCAAGGTGCCTCTTTAGGCGCATTCGACGCTATAGCAGGAGCCTCTGTAGGCTTAGAAGAAACCCTTAGAAAACAGCGAGGTGAAGTTATTAAGAATGCTCGATCAGATGCTGGCCTTGTCGTAAATGAAAAAGGCATGACTGATCTAGATAGGAACATAAACGAAATTGCAACGGGAATCAATACATTTGCGATTGATATAGAAAAATTAACAAGTACAATATTGCAATCCAAGGTAGTTAATACAGTCTTAGGCAAACTTGTTGATTTCGGCAAAGGAATAGACACAGCAGTGAAAGGTCCAGATGGTATAATTAGCAGACTTGATAACCTTGTTATCAAAGGACCCGGGGATGAAGCCGCTGCAATGGCAAAGTTTGGGGTTGAACTGATGGGCGAGCTCGGGAAAAGTTTCTTTGATAAAATCTTGTTAGAACTGAAAAAGCTCACCCCGTTTAACGGAGATCCGGTAGGAACCCCAAATACTCCATTACTAACAGTACCCGTCCGCCCAACAACGGTTCAATCCACTGATACATCACAAATATCAGGCGGCTCTGGGGACGATACACTTGCTGGTGGTGCCGGTAATGACAGGCTCACGGTCGCTAAGATTGATGTTGCTGTAGAGATGCAAACTAATAATATGTTACTTCAGAAGTTAACTGAACAAGTTAGACGTTCGAGCGAGGACAATGCGAGAACAGTGTCAAATGCTATTGCATATAGTTAAATTAAATTAGGTTAAATAACATAAAGGTGCTATAATAAGTCATGTCCTGGAAAAAACATTTTAAAACAGTAAATTTAAGTCCGCTAACTAATGCTGGCTCAAACTCGTCCGATGCTTCTGCAAAGTATAGCAACTATGCTAGTCACTTACCAGAGGTTTACGTTGGACACACAAACCGTATTGAACGCTACAGCCAATATGAAAACATGGATGTTGACAGTGAAGTCAACAGTGCATTAGATATCCTGTCAGAGTTCTGCACACAAGTTAACGTAGAGAACGGCACAGCATTTGATATTCAATGGAGTGACGCACCCAGCGACAGTGAAATTGACACCATTAAGAAACAGTTACTTAATTGGAATAATTTAAACGAATTTAACAAACGTGTTTTTAAAATCTTTCGTAATACACTAAAATACGGCGATCAAGTTTTTATTCGTGATCCAGAGACATTCCAATGGTCCTGGGTTGAGATGACTGATGTCAACAAGGTTATTGTTAATGAGAGCGAAGGCAAGAAACCTGAGCAATACGTTATTAAGAACATTAATCCTAATTTTGAAAATTTAACAGCTACCCAATTAACATCTGGTGATGATTATCACAGAAACGGAAATCACAAACAGAATGGACAGATACAGTCAACTACCGCTTACGGCAGTCAAAGTTCAAGTACAGGTAGATTTGATAGAAGCATTAACGAAACAGCCGTTGACGCTAATCACGTTGTGCATTGCAGTCTAACAGAAGGTCTTGATGCTAACTGGCCATTTGGTAACAGTATTCTTGAAAACATATTTAAAGTTTTCAAGCAAAAAGAATTACTTGAAGACGCTATTATTATCTATCGTATCCAACGTGCGCCAGAACGCCGTGTGTTCTATGTAGACGTTGGTAACATGCCGGCACACATGGCTATGGCATTTGTTGAGCGTGTTAAGAACGAAATACATCAGAGACGTATCCCAAGCCAAACTGGCGGCGGATCAAGCATTATGGATACTACATATAATCCACTAAGCACTAATGAAGATTACTTCTTTCCACAAACAGCAGAAGGAAGAGGATCTAAGGTTGAGACATTGCCAGGCGGAACTAACCTTGGTGAGATTGATGACTTAAAATACTTCACTAATAAATTATATAGAGGATTACGAATCCCTAGTAGCTATTTGCCCACAGGTCCAGATGACAGTGCTCAACCATACAGCGATGGACGAGTTGGTACTGCACTTATACAGGAACATCGCTTTAACGAATACTGTAAACGACTACAGCGTTTAG